TTTAACGTAAGACCATTAGTGTCTACCGTAACTTTATTTGCATTAGCAGCGTAAAGGTGAATTTCATCAGCAGTTTCAAAATCAACTTTTGTTTCGTCGTCTTCACCAATCTTAATGTCGGTAGCAAGTAACGATGTAATATTTGTTTGTGCTCCAGTAACGGTAAACGTCAGATCATAAGGATCACCATCTGTACCGTTGTCGGTATCAGTCCAGTTAATGTCTATACCACCGCCTTCAACAAACTTAACTTCCTTACCGTTAGAAACATTAACCTCTGTACCGTCACCGTCTTCTAATGTCCAAGTCGTTATAGGTACACTAACAGCGTCTACATAAGCTTTAATTGATTGTTGTGAGGCAATGGCTGTAGCACTGTCGGACGACATATCATCTTCGTCAACAAAGCTTTTACCGTCTAAAATATTGAGTTCTGCTGCGGAAGATGTGATTGAACTTCCAGCAATCTGCAAAGTAGTTGCGTTGACTTCTCCAGACGAACCGTAAATAACTCCTTTAGAGTTAGCTATGGTTCCTGCGCTGGAGCCGTCTAATAAATTTAATTCTGTTACTGTAGAAGTAATACCGTCTAAGGTATTTAATTCTGCTGCGGTTGTTGTAACAGCTACACCGCCTATCATTAATTTGTCTTTAACAACGTCAACAACTGCGTCACCAGCGGTTAGCAGCTTGTCAGCACTTTCATCCCAAAGCAGATAGGCTCCTGATGTAGCACCAAAGAACTTAACGTCAACGCCAGTATCATCTACACCAAAAGTAGTAGCACCGTCTATCTGTACTGCACCGTCAACATCTACAGCGTCTAAATTAGTTGTTCCGTCTATATCAACATTTCCTGATATGTCCAAAACAGCCGCTGTTAGTGTCCCGGTAAACGTAGGACCAGCTATGTCAGCTTTAGTTGCTATTGCTGTAGCTATGTTATCAAATTCTGTTTCAAATTCTGCGCCTTTAATAACTTTATTAGAATCGCCACTAGAAAGACTATCTTTCGCCTCAAAGTCTGTAATCTTAGTGTAATTGGACATCTGAGATTCCTATTGCGGAAAAAAGAAAAGAAAGTAAAGAGGGGCCTGTGAAGACCCCCCTTGAAGTTCGTTACTCAGCGATTGCGAGAACGAAACCAGCCTCAGGACGGTAGACCTGAACACCGTACAGGCAGTCAGCCGTGTACAGGGTAGACAGGTATTCCTGCTTGTACTGGGTTTGAGAGCGTACTGACTGTTGCTCTGCAAGGACAATAGCGTCCTTGTGGAAAAGCAGGGCAGCACGAGTGTCAGCAGAAGATGCAGTGTTGTCACCTGCTGCTTCGATGGTTGCACAGTTAGAAGACACATAAACGTCTACACCGTACAGATTACCGATAAGACCAGAATTTGTAGTCTGACCACTTACGAAGTCAGAAGACACATAACGGTCAAGACCCATAATCGTCTTACGAACAGAAGGAGGAATAACGAGTACACGATCTTCCATCGGTACGTTGTTGTCGTCCAGCTTCTGAATCATGTCACGATAAAACGCATCAGTGAACACATCAGTCGCTACAATAGTGTCGTCTGTGTACTGAGTTGTAGTACCGCCGTCGTTGAAGAAACAGCCTGTGTGCTGGTAGTCAGTAGCAGCTACTGAACCAGAGAACACGACTGAACCACCGTCACCAAAACCAGTACCACAGGCATGAAGGTCAGTGTCTACTCGTGTAGCGAGAGAGTAACCAGCATCTTCAGTGTAGAACTGACGGAGGCTGCTCAGAGCCTGAACTTCAACAATGTCTTCGATCAGCCTTGAGTATTCAAAGTGACGATTGATGTCGATAGTCAGTTCTGATTCAGTGTTGGCAATGATAGTAACCGCTGTATCAGCAGCTTTCGCATTGGCATCACCACGAGTGGGTTTAGGGATGTGAATCTTGTCGCCCTTCTTACCTGTCATAGAAATTTTCTTGACAAGAGGAGCCATCTTAAGATTCTTCTGATAAGCAGCAATGATTTCATCCGACCATATTTCGGGGATAAAAGTTGCTGCTTCTGTTACTGCGGTATTACCAGCCGCACCGGGATATGTAGCCGTAGCCATTAGTCAATCTCCTATTAGACTATTTGACCCTTCCTTCTGCGTAAGCTTTCATAATTTCTGGTTGAAGTGCTTGGTATCGGTCAGGGTCTTCTTTCATTAATTTAATAATGTCGGCCCTACGATAAACTTTTTTACGGGTAGTCTCAGAGCTACCTTGTGCATTACCTGTGTTTGCTGCTTTGATCTGTTGCTTACGTGCTTGTTTTTCAACTTTAGCAGTCTGCTGTGCTACTGTCTTACGTTCTTTCCAAAGCGTAAACAGTTCGTCAGCAGCGTCAGCATCATAGTTCTGGTCAGCGGCTACAAATAACTGAGTCCTAATTTTAGAGCCTTTAATCCAATCAGCGAAGGCTTCTTCTTTAAGAATTTCCTGCATGTCTGGATGTTTAGTTTGGAGTTGTGCCAGCGAACTTTGTTTCTTGTACTGCGCTGTGTACTGCTCCGCTTCTCTAATTTTAGGATGATTCTCAATAGCACGATTAACGGCTGCTTGAGGGTCCGTAAAATAATCTAAATCGTCTTCAGGCTCAACTGTTTGTTGAGGTGCTGATGGTTGCGTCTGGCTACTAATGTAGTCGTCTACAACCTTACGAAGCTCACCTACTTCAGACGACTGACGCCCAAGTAACTTTTCAGCTTCTTGGTGCATCTGTACAACTTCTTCCAAAGACTTGTTTCGGTACTTCTCTGGAATTGTAGGTTCTTCTGTTTGAGGTTGCTCAACTTCTTGTTGAATCTCATCTGCTTCGATTTCTAAAGTGTCTGCTTGTTCCTCTTCAGGAGGCAAATCAACAATAGTTGCTCTTGACATAATTAAACTCCGTGAACATTTGTCATTATGGAGATTGGTTTTTTCTACCTGCTTTTTCGTGTTCCTTTATCCACTTGAGGTGTCTACCGGGAAAGTCTCCGGTATGACCGTCAAGTACAAAAGACGGGGCAGATAGCATTTTAGTAGCAGTTTTGCCACAACCGCACCTACTGGTTGTCACACTACTGCTAACAAACTTTTCAAAAACAGTACCACAAGGGCACTTAAAATCATAGACTTTAAGCATCTGATTCTCCCGTGTCGGCTTCTGCTTGCTCTCTAGCTGCTTCAATCGTACCGTCTAGGTTCAATATGGCAGTAAAGGCTGCAACTTGGCCTTTGCGGAAGAATAGTTCTTCTAAGTCTTTTACTGACGTTAAGTCAGATAGTTTGTTTATGTTGTTGGAAAGTTCTTCTAAGAGTTGTTTGAAACCACTATGATTAAATAACTCATTGTAGTTGTTAAAGTAAGTTTCAAGCTCTGGAGTCATTGCTTTCCTCTTATGTTAACTATAGTTATAGTTTAACACATATATTAGCAAATGTCAAGCTTTTTAATAACTTTTTCTTGGTCTTGACTTTTTAAGCTTTTGTCCTGTTCTGTTTGCAGCTTGTTTAGCTTTCTGCATTCCTTTTTTAGTATAAGGGTACTTGACGTTACCTACTTTTGGCATAGATCACCTCCTACTGGTTTAGTTATTTCTTGATCTTCTAGCAGTTGCATTTTAGTTATTGAGTTTATCCATGAAATTGGAATAACTATTTCAGCATCTCCTTGAGTTATTTTACCGTTTTCTAACAAAACATGAGGGCAGACAACTACTTTTTTACTGTCTTTATGAAGTAAAACTCCAACAGAAACTGCTGTAGCTAGTTCTGCGTTTTTCAGTTCGTCTAAGTCTCTCCAGCCAACATTTGATCCTCCTTGGGCATCTTGCCAAACAACACAGTAAACGTCTACCATTTAACTTTGTCGGCCCAATATGCTGCTGAACATTTACCTTTTGCTATATTCTTAGCGTGTCTAGCCTTAAAAGACTTACGTCTAGCTTTGTCTTTTGCAGACTTAGGGTTCTTACCTGCACCACTAACACCTTGTTGACCAAAGCGTATAGTTTTAATACTACCGTCCTCACACTTAGCAA